CGCTGTAAATTTCCGGCTGCGCCTGGTTCAGGTCACAATATGCGGTCACATCCACGCTGTTCAACTTGATCACTATATCGATCTGCTCAGGGTTCGTCATCGCGTCCCCGTCTGCAGCCGCAGCCGCCGCATCACTTCATTTGCCACTGACATCGGATCGCCCGCCCCGTGCACATGGATATTGATGTTGTTCCCGCCGCTGCGCTGCCCTGCCGGCGTCACCTGCACCTTTTCGCCGGATTGCACAAAGATCGGCCCGAAGGAATCATTCGGAAACCCGGGTGGCACCACAAAATTCAGGCCGTTCGCCGCGCCGATGATCCCGTTCCCGTTGAGATCCACGTTCATCGCCCGCTCTGCCCCGCCGATCCCGCCGCCTTCACCCCGCCAATTCACCACAATATCGATCGTTTTACTCTGCAGATTGTTGACCTGGTCCTGCAGTTTTTTCACTTCCTCGTAGTATTCCGCGGTCGCCTCTTTCGCGTCGATCACCCCGTCCTGGTTCAAGTCGTATTTCGCCGTCAGTTCATCCATTTTCAGAGACAGTGAATAGGTCATCGGGTCCAACAGCCCCATCTGCACTGCCAGCGCCAGCGCAGCGTCCTCGGTCATGTTCGCTGCCAATTTATTGAAGATCATCTCCTCGTTCAACGCCTTGAAATACTGCGTCACCGTCGATGTGTTCGTCCCCAGCCTGACGATCGCAGACTCAGCCGTGCCTGCCGCACCCTCGGTGCCGTAAAATTCATCGTTCAGCGCATCTATCTCATCCTGAAGCTGCTCCATCGCAGCCTTGGCTGAGTTGTTTCCCAGCGCCGCAGCGCTCGCCGCCCGGTCGTACTGCATCTGCAGACGGTTCACTGCCTGCTGGTGCACCTCCACAGCATCCTTGCCCTTCGTCATCACCCGCAGCAGTAGGTCCAGCTTTGGGATCAGCTCCGTGCCCACCGTGTATTTCACACCCTGCCACGAGTCATTCAGGTTGTCGATGCTGCGCTTGTAATCCATAATCTCAGCCATCGACTGGTCGGTGATCACCAGGTTCTTCGCGATCGCCGCGGTTGCCTCATCGATCCCCGCAGCCCCGATCTCCATCAGCTTGCCCATCTCCGCGCCCGACCGCCCGAAGGTCTGCAGCACCCATGTTGAGCGCTCGACCCCCTCAGGCATCGCCGTGTATTCGTCAGCCAGTTTCTTCAGTCCTTCGATGGAAACGTCGACCCCCTTGCGAGTCGCTGCCTGCAACCCCGACATTAATTTTTCCTGCGAGAGAAACAGGTCATCGCTCGCCTGGATCAGCCGGCTGGTGTCCTCAGCCGAAATTCCCAGCAGCCTCGAGAGGTTATCCACCTCGGTGGCATATTCCACCGTCTCGTTCACCGAATCCTTCAGGAACTTTGCCATCCCGCCGACCGCCGCGCCGGCCATGCCAATGGCGGTCACGCTGCCCAGGCTGAGACCGGTCAATTCCTTGAACCCAGCATTCAACTTCCGGATTCCGTTTAAGGATTCCTTATCCCCGCCGCCCCGCTTCACCGTGTTGATGATGATGTTGATCAGTGAATCGCTCACGATTCACTCCTTTGTAGGGGCGGGTTCAAAACCCGCCCGTGTAGGGACGTATGGCATACGCCCCATCCTGGAATAGGATATTTATCATTTCTTCGCATAAGATCTGTAACCGCTCTTTTTCAACCACTCATCCCTGACCTTTTCCTGTGCACGCACCATCGCCGTCACCTCAGGAAGATCGTCCGCTATGCCGGCGAAAGCATCCATCCACTCGTCCGGTAATTCATCCACCTCCCAGGGCATCACCGCCGCCCCGCCCACCACCTGGTTGATCTTCTGCGCCCGGATGATCCTGATCAACCGCTCATCATTCGTCCGCCCCGTCCGGGCAATTTCCAGCAGGGCGGACGCTAACCTTTTTTTGCCGTTCCCCGGTGGTCGTTGATCAACTCAACAATCTGCGCCTGCACCCAACCCCAGAACATCGGATCAGAATCCACCGTGCCATCCACCATCTGCTTCAACTCATCCACGCCCAGCCGCGTTTCATCGCTGCCCTGGCCGAGAAGCTCCGCATACACCACCATTTGCTCCTCGTAGCTTTCGTGGATCACTGCCTCGATGTTGGATTTTTCCTCCGGCGTGAGTTCCCGTTTTGGGATATTCAACTCGTAGACCTTCTGCTTTGCCATGCGCAGACGTTCCAGCACCCGCACCGGCGGGTTCACCCACACCTCCAGGCACGCATCGCCAAACTCCGGCGCGTACCCTTTCAGTTCGATCTTCTTCACGATCTTTGGAATATTGACCTGCATCCGTTTCTCCGTTTCCACAGAAACACTCGCTTGTCATTGCGAGCGATCTTCGCGAAGCAATCCCCAATTAATCTCAACTGAGAAAAGGGGGGTTACTACACCCTAAATCGCCGCCACGTTCGTGCTCACCAGCGGCACCAGGATCTTGTCGCCGGTCGGGTCATACATGAACTCGATGGATACCGTGGTCAGGCTGGTTTCTTTCTCCTTGCTGTCCCCTGGCTTCGATTCCATGATCGCCCCGCTGAACTGCAGCGTCAACGACTGCTTCTCGCCCGTTCCGATCGCCGGACCCTCGAACAACAACTGGAAGACCTTCATCGTCCCGATTGCATCATACAGCGCGATCGCTGCCGCGCCGGTATCCAGCGTCAGGGTGCACAGCCCGCTGATCTTCCCCTCACCGAAGGAATCGAAGGTCAACGCCTGCCCGCCGTGAAACTGCGGATACTTCCCGCCCACCAGCTCAACGTCGAACGCCCGCAAAATACTAGTCTTCTCCGTGGTGCCAACCGTCGCCCACGAATCATTCACGAACAACCGGGTCATGTACCCGCTCAGCTCGTTCACCACCGGCTTCGACAGCCCGGCCGTGAATGAAGTCTTCGAGTTCTGCCTGGCGAAGAAGTCTAGCGCCAGTTTCACCGGCGCGTCTCTGCCATCCTGCGGAACCGTCCCGCTGATCGTCAGCTTCTCACCCATCACGAACTCATTCTCGAACGCCTGTTCTCCGTCCCCGAATTCCAGCGTTACTGTGTCCGGTTCATTGGTGCTATCCAGGTCGGGCGTGAAGGTCCACAGGTAATCACCCTGCCCGACGGTCTGCTCGGATGGCGTCACATTCCCTTTCAGGAACAGGCTGAACAGCAGCGGCAGGACCTGGAAATACCCGCGCTCAACATCCAGCGTGTTCGGCACCAGTTTTCCGCCGGTCACCGCCCGGTAGCCGTTCACATTCAGCCCGATATTGTCCTGTGGGATCACAGGCGTCACATCAGGCACGTACTTCACAGTCCCCAGGATCATGGTGTCCGCTGCCACAGCGATGCCCCTGGTTGTCTCCTTGCCTGCTTGCACTCGTTCTAATGCCATTTAAGCCTCCTACGCTGTCACGCTATATTTTCCAGATTGGTTTTCCTGCACCATCCAGGGCACTACCAGCCCGTAATGCTCTTTCTCGTTTCCCCAGGTCAATTGAGCGACCTGTATCGGGCCATCCAGCCCGAAATGCACCACCTTGCCGCCCAGCGTGATCGAGCTCGCGACCTTCTCGATCACCTTATCCGGGAAACTCATCACAAACGGCAGTTGGTCTCGTTGCAGTCCCAGCGTCAGGTGAAATTCCGTCTTCCCGCGGTACACCACCATCGACGGACCGCCGTACGACGCCGCCGCGTCGATATTCCCATCCAAAAATGAGATCGCGCACGGCACCTTCGTCACTGATTCGGGCACCTTCTCCAGCGGATAACTTGTCACCCGCTTGCCCTTATCATCTGTGATCGTCCCCCACAGACGCGCAATATCATTGAACCAGTACTTCACGCCGTGTGTTATTTCCATTCCTCATCTCACAATCAGCTTCTGCACAACCGCATCGGTTGCCTTCCTCAATAACTCCACCACCGCGCCCTTCTTCTCATCCAGCACCGGTTGCGCAACCGGCGTTCCCTTGATCCCATTCAAATGGATTGACCTGGCCAGGCGGTAAGCTGCCAGCTTGCTCTCTTCGCCGCTTACGCCCCACTCCTTCTCAACCCATTCGATCAGGTCATAGATCCAGGGCATCCGCGCACCTGGTGACCTGCCATCCTGCATGAACCGGAAGATATGCGCCCGCTTCCGGTCTGGACCGGTGACGCCCGTCACCGCCCCAACCCCGCGCACCTTCAATGAGCTCCTGATCGAATTCGCCGTCGACCCGCTGAACCGCTTCACTCTGGGCACCAGGTTCTTTTTCATCAGCGTATTACCCTTGCGCACCGCGCCCACGAACTCCTTGTTCATCTCCGCTGGCATACGTTCCAATAGCTTGATCTGCTCTTCCAGCCCGTTGCCTGTGATCTGCATATTCAAATCAGCGTCAGTGATATATTTCGCCATCAGTCATCCCACACATTGAAAGGAGCCAAAACGGCTTTGATCTGGTTGGGCGGAAACTCGCTGTAATAACTGCCCTGACCGCCTTCCGCGTTCCCGGTGATCCCCGTGAATCCGCTCGCTGCCTTCATTCGCATCAAAGCGGCGATCTGCCGGCATAAATAATTCACGCTCTCGGGTACTTTGCACTGGTAAATTTCCGCTGCGCTGTGAGCTGCCGCCTTGGTACCGTTCACCCCGCGCATAACTGTGAACGTTCGATAGACACCGATACCTTCATCGTTTGCGTGATCCGCGGGTGTGGTGCCATTCCAGCCTCGCTCCACTGCTAGCATATTCCCGTTGACCTTCAGGATCTTCATGTCCTCCACATCGATCTGGATCACCTCGCCCGCGTTGAACTCCGCTCCGTTATCGACCGCAATTGATGAATCGGCTTCATAGATCGATCCGTTCACAAGGCTGGTCGCAGCAGTTGCAGCCGGGCTGTTCTTCGAACCGTTCCCCTCGGTCACATACTCCTGCTCATCCCCGATCTTCAGGATCATTCCCGGGCTGATCAGGCTGCCATTCGTCACCTCCAGCGTGGTAATCACGGCTGTGGCCTGCGTTCCGGTCAGTCCCAGCGCCGCATCTTCCTCGTACTTGCCCCATCTGCCGGGGATCTCGATCCCGTCTTCATCCGCCCAGTTTCCATCCTGTGCGATCTGGATGTAAGGTCCGTTTTCCCAACACTTGTTCAACGGATAGAGCGTATATTCTGTCACCGCGGCGCCATCATTTGTGATGGTGCCGGTAACAGCCAGCAGGTGGTCCACGTAGAGGGGTTCATCAACGCGCGGATCCTGTCCATATTTGCGCGTCTCACTCACTGGAATGAACAACCCGCCTTTCCTGCGGATCATGTCGCTTGCTTCCTTGATCCGGTCCAGCAGCGTGTCCTCGAATCCCCGCAAATGAAGATCCTCGATCACTTGGTTCGCCGTGCAAAAGATTTGAACAATTCCCATAATCCGCTCCGAGCGATTTTTTTCGAATGATTTCCTATGGGTGGGGTGTTACCCCCACCCATGCTCAACCAATAAACGATTACCCGAGCAGGGTAGCGATGTGCTCGCTCTTGACCGCGGCAACGCCCCAGGCAGCGCCAATTTCATACGACACCCGGTGGTACTGCCGATAAATACGTACTTCGAACGGCAGCCCGGTCACTGGATCCACGATGATGATGGAATCCTCGGCCGCATCCCCGCCTTCCGGCATCGCAGGAGGACGAACCGCCAGCCATACGGCATCACGGTGGAACATGAAGTTCCCCGTGTAGGAGTTCCCGATCGTGACGGGATCATTGTTGACCCAATCGACCTTGTTGCCCGGTTTGTTGAGCTTGAACAGGGTAGTGGTGCCATCTTCAGGAACCACGTACTTGTTCGCATCCCGGCTGGTCTTGGTGTTGCTGATGATGTCTCCCGCCAGGATAGTGCCTGATCCAGTATCGACCGCAAACGAAACTGATCCAGCTGCATATCCAGCGGTAAGATTGAGCAGGTAACCGCTTCCGGTTCCCTTTGTGTGGGCTACGATCTTTCCGCTCTGGTGGACATAGAATCCTTCCAGCTCGGTCATGATCCCGCGCTTCAACAGATCAGGCCCGCTGTTGAACAGGTTGCCTTGCTTTGCGCGCAGGCTGGCCACAGCCGCATTGCTCAGCACGGCGTGGCGATCAGTCATCGGAGCGCCGTTATCATCAAGGATCTTTGCCACCTCGGCCAAGTCGGTCATATCGGCCGCTGTCCCGAACGGGGTGGTGCCGGCAGTGCCGTATGCGCGTGACGATCCCGCTTTCACAGCGGTGAACAGGTCACTTTCGATCTCGTTCACCAGGGTGCGCATCGCTTGGGCAAACTTGCCCTGCACCAGCATCTGACGCGATCCAGAGTTTTCCAACCCCTTCAACTCTTCGCCGGTCAGAGCGAAGCTGGCCACACGGCTCTTGCTGATGGTGATCGTGGTCGCGGCTTCGCTCATATCTGACGGTGACGGACCATACGCCGCCGGCGTTGTGTTACCTGCAGTGACTGCAGAAGCGGACACAAAATTGATTGACTGACCCTTCGCGGCCCTCTCAGCCGTATCAAAGTCGGTCAGCACTGCCGGGATGAACCCGACCAACTCGCGCGAGACTGTGTCGAGCGCTTTGTAGATGATTCCGGTCAAACCGGTAAGTGTGTTGCTCATGTTCTACTCCTTCGTAAGTAATAAAATGATTTCAGTATGCAGGACCGCCCTGCAACTAATCGATCAATTTGCCGTCCGCCAGCATGAAACTCATGCGTTCTGCAGCGTTCAGCTTGTCGAATTCTTCCCTGCTCATCTCTTTCTTTTGGGCATTACCCCCTTCTGAAACAGGCACGAACTTGCGCGCCGCCGCATCCGGATCTTCAAAATCCGCATCGCGCGCGCTGATGTACAGCAGGTTGGCTTTCTCAGCCTCGATCTTCGCCTCGTCCAGCGCCGGGCGCAAATCCAGGGCTTTCAACTTGCCTTCCTCTGTACCGTCTTCGAAGGCGGTGATCATTTCCTGCATGACCTCCTGCACCTTCTCGTCTGCAGCTTTCGCTGCGTCATACAACTCCTTAAGCTTTGGCATCTTCACCTCTTGGTCCAAAAATATCCAGGTAATCCCGCAGTTCCCGCGCGTTCTTCTGCACTTCCTCCGCATCATTCTCCTGGCCAACGGCGGACGCGTCGACCTCTTCCTCATCGACATGAAACTCGAGTCCGCCTTCCACTTCTGACCCTGAGACCTCTTCCGTCTCAATGACCTGGTCATTTTCATCTGCATCGGATTCCTCCGCGTCGCTGACCGGGGCGTCATCCGAAACATTCTCTAATGGCACGAGATCGAGTTCGTCCTCACTCGGACACTCAGTCTCATTGAGCAACTCCTCTGGTACGTTCTGGTAGCTGTTCAGACAGTTCAAAACCGCCATGTTCTGCAGCTGCAGTTTGAACGGTTTGGTATCACCCACGCTCACCACCTCATCCACGAACCCCTTCTCCTGCGCTTGACTGGCAGTCATCCACGTCTCGTTGCTCATCATCCGCGCCAGTTCTTCCGCATCCAGGTGGGTTTTGTTCTGGTAAGTTTCCACAATCCCGTTCTTGATTGTCTTCAGAAAATTGATCGTTGTTTTCAACTCTTCCACCCCGCCGATGGTAACCGTCCACGGATCATGAATCATGAAGAACGCGCTGTCCTGCATCACTACATGATCCCCCGCCATTGCCACATACGTCGCCGCGCTGGCACATAATCCATCGATCCTCGTGGTCACCTTTCCCGGGTAATCCGCGATCATCGCCCTGATCGCGCTCGCCGCGAACACGTCACCGCCCGGTGAATGGATCCTGATCGTAACCGGCCCGCCCCCGCCGAGTTTGTTCAGATCATCCTTGAACAATTGCGGGGTGATCTCATCCCCCCACCAGCTGTATTCCGAGATCGGCCCGTAGAACTCGATCTCTGGTTCCCCACTTTCGCTGTCTTCAGCTGCGCGCAGGTTCCAAAACCGTTCAAACGGTTTCGCAGTCCCTTCAATGATCCTTACAGGTTCGTTCTTCATGCAAAAGTCCTTTCTCTCAAGCACCGGCGCTTTTTCGGTGCGCAGATCCCGCGAACTCACGACGTGAGCGAGCAGGGACTTCCTTAATTTCATATTGCCCAAATACACCCACCAGCGGACCGCTCATCACCTTCACGCGCTCAGGGTGTGGTAACAAATTCCTGCCGTCTTCCTTCCACGGTCTCAGGTGGTGATCCAGCGGGTAATGGAAACACGGCGCGTCATGGGAGTACGCGTGAAAGTACACTCTTTCCCCCTGGTAGCAGTCCATCCCGCATAGGATCACCGGGTCGCAACCCATCCACAAAGCCAGCCATGCCGCCGTGTTTGAGCTGTAGAATCCTGTCCATACCGGTACATCGAATTCCACATCGCTTGTCGGGTCCGGGCTCACCCGTACGCCCTTGAATTTCATCACACCACTCAGCAGTTCTGGATCCGCCTTTGGTTCATCGTTGTAGACCATGAAATCCGCTTCGATCAGTTTAAGCGCGTGGTAATTCACCGCAATGATGATAGGATGGTCGCTCAGCGGCGCTTTACGCAGATCCTCAGGCAGGCTCGGACCACCCCCCATCACTAGCGCCGGGCGTCCCTGATACCTATCCTTGAACTCGCTCATCTTCATCATGGTTTCTGGTAATCCTCAAGAACCTCGTTCGCCTTATTTCCTGCCGCGTCCAGGCTGCCATCTTTCAGCACCATCGCCATGTTTGACGGGATATAATACGTGTCCCCGCCTTCATAGGCTGATAGATCATTCACCTGGCGCGCCTCATTCGGAGTCATCTGCCCGCTCAAGATCATCCCCTTCAGGTAATCTGACCTGGTCTTCGCATCCATCCACAACAATGCTTCTCGGATGAACCGAAGATATGTGTCTCCCTGTTCTTCCAATTTCAACCACTTTAACCGCCCTGCCTGTTCCCATTGCACCAGGTAGGGATTCAGCGTGGTGGAAAGATAGTCCAACTGCTGCGCGGTGTTGCTTTCATAGGATTGTTTTCCCATGTTAAGCTTGTGCAGCGGCATCCCGAAGAAATTCGCGATCTCTGAATCCGTTGCTGCCACCGTTTCCAGAAACTGCGCGTCTGTCGGTTTCATCGTGATCGTCTCGAACTTCGTTACCCGGCTGTCCATCACTGCCACGCCGCCAGAATTTTCACTGCCTTTTATAGCTGAGAGGTACGAGTCCTTAATTTTTTCCCGAGCCTCTTTGTTCACTTCTCCATCCACCCACAACACCGCCGCCGGGTTCAACCCCTGCGAATGGATGTGGTCCTGGGTCTCATGCGCCCCAAGCTGCCGGCCCATTGTCTCCCGCGCGTAGGTCAGCACACTCTTTCCCGATAACCCATCTGTTGAATTGATCATCAGGTGCAGGATCTCGTTGCCGGGAATATGCTCGACGTTCCCATTCGGGAAAGTTGACTTGAACCACAATCCGCCGCTTTTATCGAATTCCGGCGTGGTCTTGTCCGCCTCCAGGATGAACCACTCCCTGTACCCGCTTACCGGCTCCCAGATGTACGCGTTCCCGTAGTAGATCAGCCACTGCACCACGGTCTTCTTGAACACGAACGGGGTCATCCATCGGTTGGGTTGGATTTCCATCAGATACGCCGTGTTGCGGGTAACCCCGTTCGGCGGTACCTGGTTGATTGACCTACCGGTCTTCTGAAACACTTGGAACGGAAGCGAAGCGATATCATCGCTCAAAATATTCCCGCAGCGGTATGCCGTGGCGATGGTCTTCGCCGTTTCTGCAGAAATTTTCTTACCGGTTTTCGTATATGATCCCCATATCCGAATATATTCAGGTTGTGTTGCAGGCTTGATCGGAGGGGCACCAGGTTCCGGCATCGGAACGTTGCGAATAGAGCGAATGAGGTCGCTAATGATCATTGAGCCCTTCCAAATCCGATCATCACGCTGAAGATCAGGCACATTCCACCCGCCGCGAACCAGATTAGATTCGGGTACATGATCCACACCCCGTACAGGATCAATGCGCACCCTAAGAGCGCCAGGAGATCATCCAGATAATTTTTCATTCAGCCCTCTTTTCCAGGATCGCGTTGATGTTCCCATCCTCGTTGTTCCTGAGCTCAACGATCCTCCACGGCTTTGGCTGGTACGTCATGTACCGCCTTTGTTCCGGATCAAAATGCTCAAAAGTGGTGGCTGTGATCGGGTTACAGTGGGTTGGATCATGTAGAAAACCTGTTGATCCGCCGTAAGGCGACTCAATATCCACCCGCCCGCCTACATTCATCACTCTCCACATTTCGTTCATGAACTCGATAAATGGCCGCCGTGTCCCTTTTTCCGTCACACTAACCGGTGGAATGTGTTCGAGAATGTGCCAGGCTTTCGCAAACTCCACGCTTTCGCTCTCGATGGGCCACGGGTGCATGTTCAAATCGTGCACAATGTCCACGCCAGGCAGCGCCTGAATATCGATCCCAACAAATCCGAGATCTTTATGATTGCCGCAAGCGATATCCAGTTTCATCACATACCCCAATCTTCGCCCAGGATCACCGCGCTTAGATCAACCTTCCCGTTGTAATACTGCGCCCGCGCCATCGCATTGGCCAGCGCCACAATCGGATCGATCCTCTTCGTCCTTACCACGCTCTTCCCCTTGTGTTCCTTCACGAACTTGATCTGCTCATTCCCGTTCTTCGCGATACTCGCATTGCCGAACGCCCACCGCGCCACCGGGTTACTCTCATGGGTCATCTCGCCCTTTTTCAACAGCGTCTCGATCAGGTTGATCGGACCGGTCATCACCGCGTACGTCTGGGGCACGTCCACGCAGGTGATGCGCTCTTTTTCAAGCTCTTGAAGCAGCATCGCCGCGAACGCCCGGTCGCTGGGTACTTCCTTCACGTTGTACAGGTCATTCCACAGCACCAGCCGCTTTTTCACTTCGGTGTAATCCACCACGTTACCCGGGGTCGCTGTGATCCAGCCGTCCTTCTCCCACTGATCGTATGGCACGTGATCAGTCCTCACCCGCTCCACCATGTTCTCCGCTGGGATGAAAGTGTCCCAGATCGCCCGCCATTCCAGCTGCTCGCCCTGTGGAGGAAACAGCGCGCACAATGCCGTCAGATCCGTTGTGGAGGAAAGATCCATCCCCACGTAACAATCCTTCCCTGCCAGGTCATTGCGCGTCCATCCCCCAGCCGTCTGATCAAACACCTCCAGCGGCAGCCAGGTGGTTAGCTTGGTCGTGATCCACTGGTTCAACCGCAGCCATCGGAAGAGCCTTTCGTCCGCCGGCTTGTTCTTCGCCTTGATCGCCGCTTCCCTGAACCCATCAATTGTGATGGTGTGATCCAGGCTCGGATTGGCTTTGTACCAGTTCGCCTCGTTGTAAATATCATCCCCGTCGTAATTGAATACTGTCACGTACCAGGTCGGGTCGATGATCTCCCCGGCGAGGATCTTCATCGCGTACTCATGCTCTTCCCAACCGATCGAGACACGGTCCGGGTCGTCCCCGGCCGTGGTGATGATCCACCAGATCGGCTGCTCACGCGCATCGCCTGAACCTGAGGTCATTACATCCCACAGATCCCGGTTCGGCTGCGCATGCAGCTCATCGAAAATACAACAGCTCACATTCAGGCCATGCTTGGTGTAAGCCTCGGCCGATTCCACCTTGTACACGGACCCGGTACGCTTATCCTTGATCTCTTTCCTCGAATCCGTGATCCTCGCCCGCTTGGACAACACCTGGTTCTGAGAGATCATATCCTTCGCCACGTTGTACACCAGAGACGCCTGTGACCGATCCGCTGCGCATCCGTAGATTTCGCCGTTCATTTCGCCGTCCGCGAACAGGTGGTACAAAGCCGCACCGGCCGCGAGCTCGCTTTTGCCGTTCTTCTTCGGGATCTCGATGTACACGAACTTGTACTGGCGGGTGCCATCCTCGCGCAGCGTCCCGTACACCTCCCGGATGATCTTTTCTTCCCAGGGCAGCAGTTTAAACTGCTCACCGTGGAACTTGCCCTTCGTATGCTTCAGTCCCTCGAAGAACATCACAGCCCGGTCTGCATGCGCCTGGCTATACATCATCCCTCCCAGGCTGCAGGCAATGACCAAAACTAGAAAGACTTTGAGTAAATTCCTCATGTTTCATCATCCGATGGTTCACCACTCTCAATCGGCACCACAGAGGGCAACTTATCCAATAGCCTCTCGAACGGATCCTCTGGCGGATCTTCCGTCTTAGTCTTAGCAGCAGCTCCGGCCCTTGCTTTTGGCGTCAAGTACAAGCTCTGGCGCAATTTCATGAGCAGATCCCGTTTCCGGTCCGCCCGGCTGTCAAGTTGCACCACCTCATTGGTTGCATCAATCACCCTGCTTGCTACTTTCGCTGCATTCTCAATGTCGCCCTTCTTCCGCAGCAGCTCCAGCTCCTTGGCCAGCACCTGCATCGAGTTAAACGCCGCCCGCCGCATCTGGTCAATTTCGGCCTTCTGCTCCTCAAGCACGCAGTAATCGATCAGCTGATCCATGTCCAACCTGGTGACCACCACCGCCTCAATCCTGTCATACTCGCGTTTCATCCGCCGCCAAGTTGCCTGTGCTAAAGGGTGATCTTTCAACCGCGCGGGCATCGTCGGTAGCTTCGTACCACCGGTCAACGCCTCTTCATGGGCGGCTCGCTGCTCGATTTCCGGCTTGGTCGCGTGCCGGGTGTGTAGGCCTTGTGGCTTAGCTGCTGGCATCTATATCTGGATTTCTCACATTGGGAAAAAATTTTGTACAGATGAGGGCGCGCGGTTTAACTTTTAGATTTAAAAACTTTTTCATGCCCCTCCCCCTCGCGCGGAAAAATTAATCTCCGCCGCCGTCTTCTTCGCATGACATGAATGGCACAACGACTGGAACGGACCTCGGAAGAACAG